CTAAGCCTTGGTGGTGGGCTCGCGAGCGGCCACACGCGCAGAGGCGACGGTGCGGGTTTTGCTGAGCGTTTTCCGGCTGTAGCGAGCCGTCGTCGCGATCTGAGAATGATTCGCGTGGTGGCGCATGGCTTCGAGATCGACGCCCGCGTCTGTGCCTTCGGTGACGCCTCCGGCCCGACTGTCTCTGTTCCAGGTCGTCCCGGGAACTCCGGCCTTGGTCGCGACCCGTCGCCAGATGTTCGCGAAGTCTCGATAGCGATAGGGCAGGCCCGTCTTTTCCTTTGTGATGATGGGGCCGATCCGCTTCTCGGGCGGGATGAGCGCCAGCACTTGGGCCAAGAGCGGGTAAGCGTTGGTGTCATGGACGGCCTCCTGGCCGGTCTTGGTGGTCCGCTTGCGCAGGATGCCTTCCGCGTCGATCTCGTTCCATAGGAGGCCGCCCGACCAACGTCGGCCGAGATAGACGATGCCGGCCTTGCTGCCGTCCTCCACGATCGTCCAATAGCCGATCACGTCGATTTGCCGGAGGGTCAATTCGAACTGGAGCGCCTGGGCGATGGCGATGCTCGGCTTGCCCATCTCGATCGCCTTGGCGATGATGGCCGAGGACTGCGCGAAGGTCACGAAGGCTTCACGGGCTCGCGGCGCTTCGAAGCGCATGTTTTCGAGGATCGTCGCCAAGCGAACGCACTCGGGGATATTCTCGGTCACGCCAAACTTGATGACGATCCGAACGAGCTGCATCGCCTTAAATGCTCTACGGATGCGCTCGGGGCCGGGCAGCTCGCCGGGCTTCTTCGGCGGCGCGGGCTCGCGGAATTTCTTGTACCAGCGCCGGAAGTCGGCCCCGCTGAGGCGGGCGAGCTGCCGGGTGCCGACCGTCTTTTCCAAGAGGTCGAGCGACTCGTCGTACATGCCGCGCGAGTTGGCCTTGAGGTCTTGGTACGCGCTGTCAGGGCTCTTGCGATAGACCGTGATCAGCCCGCGCATCGTGCCGTCAAACCGCTTGGGCTTGGTGCCCTTGTCGTTGCTGATCCACTCCAGAAGCTCGGCCGTGTAGCGCTGGCAAAGCGATGCGATCTCGGCCGGGTCGGTCGCGTGGATGCGGATCGTCGGCGTGGGGTAGGAGGTTGCCTGCCGCGAGATCGCAGAGGCAACCCAATAAAGGGCTTCGCCGTCCTTTCGGCGGCGGCGTTTCAGCCCTGGCGTTCCTGTCATGACCAGTTTTCCTTTCCATCAGGATTGAGGGGCAAGGCCCCGTCGTCATCCTGACGGACGCCTTGACGGCGGTCGAGATAGGACCGGCAAGCCGGCCAATAGCGCTTGTCCTCGAACAGCGGGTCGCGGCGGGGAAAGCCGTCTTTCTCCAACACCTGTGCGATGCTGGGAAACATCGCAGCTCTCACGCCGAGGCGGGCGGCGATTTCCTTGTCGTCCAGAAAGAGCTTGTCTTGAGCGCGTTCCGCCATGCTCACACTCTCATCGGCATGAGAACGATTTCGCGGGTGTCGTCGCCTTCGTCGCGAATGAGCGGCGGGGCGCTGGCGTCGCCCATCTCCAGGCGCAGCTTAGGGCCGACCATGGTCTTGCACATGTCCTGGAGATATTTGCCGTTGAAGCCAACGGTCAGGTCGAAGTCGCAGGCGGCGTCAATCGTGTCCTCTGCCTCGCCGTTGTCACCTTTGGAAAACAGGGTGATCTGACCGGCCGTGAACTCCATCCGGTATCGCCGGGTGTCCTTCTCCGTCAGCACCAGCAATCGGTCGATCGCCGCCATGAGGGCATCCAGCTCCACGATCGCGACCTGATTGTTTCCGCGCGGAATGATGCGCTCGCTGTCGGGATAGTTGCCGTCCACGAGCTTGGAATAGATCGTCAGCTTGGGGCTGCGTAGGCGGATATAGCGCTCGGACAGGTCCACCTCGATCGGCAGGTCTTCCTTATCGCCCAACTCTCGGAACATGCTGACGGTGCGGTCGGGGATGATGATGCCGGGCATATCTTTGGCCCCGTCCGGCATGTCGAGTTCGAGGCGCGACAGACGGTGCCCGTCCGTCGCCGTCGCCACGAGCTTGCCGGCGATCGGACGCAGAAAGACGCCGCAGAGGAAGTAGCGGGTTTCCTCCTGCGAGATCGCGAAATCGCACTTCTCGTAGATCCTGCGCAGGTCGAAATGCGGGATCGTGAACGTGTGCGTGGGGTGCTTGTCCGAGATGTCAGGGAAGTCCTGCTCGGGGAAGGTCGGGAACGTGGTTCGAGCGCGCCCAGCCCGAACTGTCAGGGCCGTGTCGGTCGCGTCGATTTGGAGACGGCCGGTCGCCATCTTCGCGACGGTGGCCGCGAAGGCGGCAGCGGGAACGGTGGTCGCGCCCGCTGTCACCACGTCAATGTTCTCGACGTGAACGGTGGTCTCGATGTCGAGATCGGTGCCCTTGATCGTCAGCGTCCCGTTCGCGTCCAGGCGCAAGAGCAGGTTGCTGAGGATCGGGATCGTGTTGCGCGCGGCCACGATCCTGCGGGCGCGATCCAGCGCGGCCGACAGGGTGTCGCGCTGGCAAGCGAAGGCGAGGATGGTCATAGGTCCGTCCCCACTACGTCAGGCTGACGTAGGCGCAGGATCGTGACCGGCAGGGGCAGCTCGCCCGGCGCGGCTTCGTGCATCATCGTCAGCGCTTCCAGCGTCCGCTGTTCGGCCACGAGATCGTAGAGGCGGCGCAGGTCGGACAGCTTCACGCTGCTCGGGGCATCATCGTCGCAGCATTCGCAGGCCATCAGTGCGCTCCGATCGGTGGGAAGTCGGTGGGGTTCAAGCGCTCGCCGGGCGCGATGGCCCGATCGGCGCCTGCGCGCGTGAGGGCGTAGGTGGCGGGGCCGGTGTCGGCCGAGCCCGTGCGATGGACGGCCAGCCCGGCCGCCACCATGTCGTTCCAGTCCTCCTGTTCGGGCTCGCGCGGGGCGATCACGAACAGATTGCGGTAGGACTGGCGGCGCGGGTTGGGGAGGCCGAGGGCGGCGCGGGCGAGGGTGCGCTGTTCGCGGTTCATGCTGCCTCTCCTTCGGGCTCGGGCACGAGGCCGCCGTCTATCGTCACGTCGCAGAGCATCATCGCGTAATTCGCTAGGTCGGCCGTGTGGCGCTGGATCGCCTCGCGGTTGACGGCGAGGTTGCGCAGGCCGTCGCCCCGGAGCTGGTCGAGTGCCTTGCTGGCATCGCAGGCTTTGGCGAAACAGCGATCGGCCAGCCATTCGGGCTTCTCGTTGCTCCAGCCGCCCTTGTGATCGTTCTCGCGTAGGCGCTTCTCCATCCTCCCCGCGAACGCCGCGAGATGCTGGCGGATGGTCGGTTCGGGATGGCCCGACAACACCCGACTGCGGTGAGCTAGGGTCAGGGCCGCGATCTCGTCGGGGCCGTACCCTCTGGCCTCAAACATCCGTTCCGCGATGAAGATCATCGTCTCCGCGAAGAGGGCCGAGGTCGGGGCGAGCCGTTCGGGATCGTCCGCCCATCTCTCGATGTCGGTGGCCGCAAGGATCACGATGGCGGCGGAACAAACGACGGGCGATATGCCAGCCATCATGTCTTGAAAGCCCTTCACCAGTTCGAGGACGGCCTCGCACTGTTGGGCTTCGGTCGGGGCGGTGCTCAACGGTTGGCCTCCGCGATGACGATCTCGGCGCGCGGGGCGGGCGTCGTGCTGGCGATGGAAAAGAGGGTGACGGCGGCGATCATGCTGGCGACGGCGGCCAGCTCGGCGGCGAGGCGAAGCGCGCGGCCGAGGGGCAGATAGTGACTGATGATGCGGCCGATCTCGGCCGCCTCTAGGGCGAGGGCGGCGCGCATCAGGCGAGGCCCTTCGCTGCGTAGACGATCAGGACGACGACGACGAGGAAGGCCGCGCCGACGCAGGCGGTCCAGAACTGTTCTTCGTCCTGCACCATGGGCGCGCTCGTCTCGCTCGGCGGCAGGACGTAGGGGCGCGGGGCCGGGGCGGCGTCGTTGGCGATCTCGCGATAGATCGCCTTCGGATGATCGGGATGAAGGTTCGGGATCAACGTTCACCCTCCCGCTTGGCGCACGCGACCATGGCGGCGACCTCGTGGCCGAGGTCGGTCAGCTCGGCGCGGTCAAAGCTCCGGTTCCGACTGGCGGGGCGGACCTTGCACAGATTGCGCAAGGCGAGCTGCGAGACGTGATCGGCCGGGATCGGCTCGCCGTCCTTGGACGTCCAGCCGAGCGAGGCGCGATTGCCGCGACGATAGGCGCGTTCCGCGAGGCGGCGCAGAGAAGCTTGAAGGTGAAGGGGAATTTCGACGCGACCAGGATCGCCACGAAACAGGGGGGAATTCGCAAGCATCAGACAGCTCCATCCTTTGGGATGGGCTAAGACTTCCCCATAATGGGTAACACGTCAACCCCATATTGGGTAACATTCGATTGGTCCAGCGTCGTCATGTAACCTCACGCAAAGATTTGGCTGCAAGGTTTCGGTTGATGGCTGGTTCGCGCGTGTGTCCGTCTTGCAAGCAAAAGGTGTTATTCTTCGCTATGACACGTGAAGGTATCTGCGAAGACTGTCTCAAGAGGCACGGTTCCGATTGGACAGGAGCTGCGGCACAGGAACGGGCTGACCTTGAAGCTCTGGTTGATTCGCAGATCGCCGCCGGGTCTCGCGTGGATTGGGCATCGGTTCCTGACGAACTTATGCTGCAGCGCGCAAGCTCCGTCATTCTGACTACGGGACTGGATGTCCCTGGCCGTCAGATATTGGAGATTTTAGGCGTGATAGGAGCCGAAAGCGCGCTCGGGATGAATATATTCCGCGATGGTGCAAACGCGTGGCGAGATGTTATCGGCGGGCGCAGCCAGACGATCCAGAGCGCTTTGCGAACGAACCGCGAAAACTGCATGAGAGAACTACAGGTCGAAGCGCTAAAAGCCGGTGCCGAAGCGGTTATAGCGATCAATCTCAACTATTCAGAATTCACGAGCCAAACAGTCGGTGGCGGGATGCTTTTCACGGCGGTTACTGGAACGGCCGTCAAGCTCAGCCCTTGATCTGGGCTCACTCGAAAGCGAATGGTTTAAGTCTTGCCTAGCGCTTCCCGTTTGATGAGCTGCCTAGCTGGCTTTCTCGGGATAATGGATGTTACCAAGCAGGCCCAGCGCAGCGGTACATCGCGCATGACAGGAGCGTTGAAGCTTTCCAAGTCAAATAGACCCGGTCCTCTTCCTGGTTGGAGGACTTTGACCATAATGCGATCGTCTTCAAGGCCGACAACGCATAGCTCGCCGATCAGGTCCTCGGACGGAACGAGTTGTTCGTCCTCGAAATAAACAAGCCAACCGTCGCTTGCGATGCCTCGCATAGATTCTCCTCGCACCTCTAGCGCCTTTGTAAAGGCGGTCGAGTTCGGGGATGGCGGGCCATATCCGAGGCCGCCATCACCATGCGAGAAAAGCACGGTTCCGTCCGGTCCCGCGCCAGCCATGCCGACGATAGGAATCTTATCCACGCTATCCACAACCTCTGTGATTATATCCGCAGGGTTGAGGTCGAAGCCGCGTGCGATCTGCTCGATGTAATCGGACGTCAAACGGCGTTCGCCGCGCTCCAGTTTGATGAACTGGCTACGTGACATGCCGGTCTTTTCGGCAGCGGTTTCATGCGTCAAGCCGAGACGTTGACGATGCTCTTTGATGCGGTTCCCCATACTGGGAAGACTGCCGCAGTTTGATTTGCTGCGTCGTTCCCCATATCGGGGTTGACGATGTTCCCCATAATGGGGAATATTGGTCGCATGAACCTCGCCGATTTCATTGCCCAGCGCGAACTGACGCTTGAATGTGTCGCCGATGAAATCGGCGGCGTCTCTGTCTCCGGCTTGCGCAAATGGTTGGCCGGCGAGCGTGTCCCGCGCCCTGATCAAATGCGTCGCATCTTTGATTGGAGCTGCGGGATGGTCGCGCCCAACGATTTTGTCCTGTCCGGTAATCAGCATCACAGCGCTCGTCGTTCCAGTGATCCAATACCTGGAATCGACGCACGAGTTCGTCACGCGAAATCGACTCCCCGCGTTTCACGGAGCGCCGCGCTTTGATCGCGTTCTCAGCTCTCGATGCGTTTGATCACGTCGTCCAAGCAGGTTCTCACCGCTCGGCCAATGCGCATCGTGGTGATCCAAGCATCCATATCTCCGCTCTCCAAAGCGGCGTCGGCTTCCTGGCTCCAGTGCATATCCGCGTCCAGGGCGAAGTAGTGCGCATCGGCGGGCGGAAAGTCGCTCCGACGAAAGCTTCCCTCCAAAAGCTGCTTCACCAGCCATTCCAAGGCGAGCTGCCTTTCAAGGGGAGGCACCGTTTCGCGCATCGCGTTCTCCGTCGTGGGTTTGCGGTTGCGATGGTGCAGTGCGCAATCGGATTCGTCCACAACTTGGAATGGAATCGCTTCCCGTCTTTAACAATACGGGTGCGGCCATGACGGATCATATCGCGCCCGACCTCAAGGCCTTGAAATCTACCGGCCACGCGCTGGTAGAGGCCGTCGGCGGCTGCGTGGCGGCCAAGGTGATCCTCGGTCACAAGAGCCCGTCCACGATCAGCGCGCAAACCTCGATCTCGGAGCCGGATCGCTGGATGAACGTCCGCGATCTGATGGTGTTGGAGCGCCATGCGCAACGGCCGATCGTCTCCGAATGGCTGGTGGAGCGGCATAAGGCTGACCCGGATCGGGTGCGCCGCCCTTTGTCGATCGAAGACGTGGCGCGGCTCGCCAAGGAAAGCGCGGAAGCCAAGCTCGCCATTCTCGCCGCGCTGGCTGACGGCAAGGTGGACCAGCTCGATCGCACGACGGTGGCGCGCGAGATGCGCGAGCTTATCGCGGTGGCGAGCGAGGTTCTGGACGCGGTGGAGTTCGGGGCATGACGCATGGTCTCCGCGTCATTGCAGCCGATGGCATGAAAGACCCGAAGGGCAATGCCGGCGAGTTCATGGCGTCGATCGTCGCCGACGTGAACGATGCCTGGGCGCGCAAGGGCGTGGCTGGTTGCGACATTGTGGCGGCCGAGTGGAAGGGCGCAACCGGCTTCATTTTTCTCGACACGATCCCCGGCGCGCAATCGCTGACGGTGGGGCGTGTCAGCGCGTTTCTCAAGGCGGAACAGGGCAAGATAGCCAAGCGTACGGCGGACGGCATGGGGAAGCTCCTATGACGGCGCGTGTACTCGGCTGTCTGGAATGCGGTGCGCCGCTTCTGGTCTGCGTCCAGGTGCGGGGATTTTGCGATGGTCGCTGCCGTGCCGCCTGGAACAACCGCCGCAAGCTGCGCGGTGCCGAGCTGTACGACTTGTACATGGCGCACCGCTGGAATCGTGCCGAGGCCGTCAAGCTGGGCGTCTTCCAAGCCATCAATCGCCTTGCCTCGGAATACCGGGCCGAAGATCGCGAGCGCCGCGAGGGGCGGCGCTCCTGGCGTCCGCCGGGCGATGTCCTGGCCGAGCGCCCGTATCTGAAAAGCATCAAGTCGCATGTGAGGGGAGGCCGTTGAGCGTCGTGGGTAAGGCGAACACGGGCGGGCATCTGGATCGGTACGAGCGCGCCGCCCTGGACGGGGCGGGGTGCCTTGCGTTCCTGCTGGGGTCGCAGGTCGTGGATGCGGCCGAGACGATCGAAGACGGGACGATCGGGGCGGCCATCCGCTGCGCCGGCTTCGGGCATCCGGGGCAGCGGAGCTTGCGCGCCATGGGCGTGGTGGTGCGCCCTGCGCCGGCTTCGGTCTTTGTCGCCGTCGCGGCGGCGCATCCCGTCTTGTCGCGCCTGTTCGATAACAGCGACTGGTGCGACGGCTGGGCGGGCGCGCTGATGCGTCTGCCGGGGGCGCATGGCGGCGAGCGCATGAGCTTCGGGCGCGTCTATGCGCCGGCCATCCTCGTGCCGCGCGTCCTCATCTGTGGTGCGCCATCGTGACGGCGGTGCGGTCCAGCCTGCGTGATCTCTTCGTGGAAGAGGCGCGGGGTGTCGAGATGGCTGCGGCCCTTTCGAACCTGCCGCTCTCTCATCTAAATGACCGGATCGCGCGCGGCGAGCTGATCGGCGCTTGCCCCGCCTGCGGCGGCAAGGATCGGCTCGGGGTCAATCCCGGCAAGCCCGCCTGGGTGTGTCGTGGGTCGGACGGGGGCCGCGATGCGATCGGCCTCGCCGCGCATGTGCTCGGCCTCGATGTCAGCCGGTCTGGCGATTTTCTGGAAGCTTGCGCTGCCGTGCTTGGGCGGCCGGTGCCGGGCGACACGGAAGAGAATGACGCCGAGCGGCGCGATCGGGAAGCCCGGATCGCCGAGCGCAAGCGGCAGAACGAAGAGGCCGCCGCCAAGCGGGACCGCGAGGCGAACGACTTCCGCGCGGCCGAGCAAAGCCGAGCGCGGGGCAAATGGCTCCATGCCAAGCTTGACGGGCTGCATGTGACCTATCTCGCGCGGCGACTGGACTGTTACGCGCATGAGCTGCCGGTCGCGCCGCTTCTGCGCACAAGCCCGGCAGAAACCTACTGGTACGGGAAGGACGATCGCGATCCACGTTCGGTGCCTGTCGAGCTGTTCACTCGCCCTGCCATGGTCGCGCCCTTTGTTGCGCCGTCCGGCCATGTGATCGGCTGTCATCTGACATGGATCGATCTCGACCGGCGGCCGAAGTTCCGACCCGTGATCCTCGACGCGAAGGGCGAGCCGCTGCCGAGCAAGAAAATGCGCGGCACGAAGAAGGGCGGCATGATCCCGCTGATCGGCTTCTATGAGCTGGACGGCCTGATCCTGCCCGATCCGCACCGGCCGCGTTTTGTGGCGGGCGAGGGGATCGAAAACACGCTCGCCATCGCCCTCGCGGAAGGGCCGCGCGCGGACACGATCTATGCCGCTGCCGGCGATCTCGGCAACCTTGCCGGCCCGGCTGACGCCAAGAGGCGCTTTGCGCATCCGACGCTTAAGAAAGCCGACAAGAACGGGGTGATGCGCCCTGTCTGGATCGCGAGTTCCACGCCCAAGCTCGATCAGACCTTGGACGACGCCCTCCAGGCGCCAGCGGGCGTGACGGACATTCTCCTTCTCGCCGATGGCGACAGCGAAGTCCATGCCACGGCCTCGGCCATGGCGCGGGCGCGGACCCGGCTGGGAGCCGGCGGCGCGCGCGTGGACGTGCTGTGGCCGCCGCGCGGTTACGACTTCGCCGACCTTCTCGCCCTCTCATCCCTCGGACAATAAGAATGGCCAAGAAAGACAGCCCCGACGCCGCATACTTGCGGGAGTTGGTCGCGGCAACGCGCCTCCAGCACGGCCCCGCCATGGTGCCGGAGCCCGAAGCCGAAGAGGCTGATGATGTGGACGGCTCGGCCGCACCGGCGCGGCCGGGCGAAATCCCGCGCGCCGAGCGCACCGATCTGGCGGATGACGAGATCGTGGAATGGTGCGCTCATTGCGACCATTCGGACGCGGACAACGGCAAACGGCTCATCGCGCATTTCGGGATCGACCTGACGGTGATGCGTCAGGCCAAGAGCCGCGCGCCGGCCTATGGCGTCTGGAACGGCACGAATTGGGACATCGAAACCGGCAACACGGCGGCGCTCGCCCTGGCGCAGCTCCTCGGCGATCGGATCGCGGAGGAAGCCGATCACCTGATGATGACCGATGCCGAGATGAAGGTCATCTACAAGGCGCGGGATGCACGGGATAAGGACGAAGCCGACCGCACGCCGGAAGACACGCGGCGTATCCAGCTCGCGGAGAAGATCGAACAGCGCTTCATGGACCGGTGCGCCAGCCGCATCAAGTTCGGGGTGTCGTCCAAGAACCTCGGCAAGCTGAAAGCCATGCTCGAATGCGCCGCTCCGCTCCTGATGCGCGGGCCGGAGGAGTTCGACGCCAACCACTACAAGGTCGCTGTGAAAGGGCACACGCTGACCTTCCGCTATGGGCCGGAAAAGATCGTCAATCCCGATCTGGAGCGCGATGACGCGCCTGCCGATGCGCCTGACACGATCACGGTCAAGGTCGCGAAGGTGAAGGTGAAGGCGGGGCATTCCCGCGAGGACTATATCACCTCGACCATTCCCACGGCCTATAAGGCGGCGGCGACTTGCCCCTTGTGGCTGGCCTTCCTCGAAGAGTTCATGCCCAACCCGGCCAACCGCAGGCTTCTCCAGGTGGCCTTCGGGCTCGGACTGCTCGGGATCACAGTCCAGAAGCTGTTCTTCCACTACGGCCACGGGGCGAACGGCAAGTCCGTGGCGCTGGAGGTCATCTGCCGGGTGCTCGGCGGCAACGCCGTGACGCTGCCGGCGGAAAGCTTCACGGGCGGGGCCGGACAGAGCGGGCAGGCGTCCCCCGATCTCGCGCGGCTCTATGGTCGGCGCTTTCTGCGCGTCACGGAGCTGCCGGAGGGCGATCCGCTGCGCGAGGATCTGGTCAAGCGCCTGACGGGCGGCGAGGCGATCCCGGTTCGAGACCTGTTCTCGGGCTATTTCGACTTCCTGCCGATCTTCACGGCGCACATGTCGGGCAACGGCTATCCGAAGATCACGGGCACGGATAACGGCATCTGGCGGCGCATGACGGTGATCCGCTGGCCGGTGACGATCGCGGAAGGGCGGCAGCGCAACTTCGAAGAGGTCGTGGGCGAGTTCGCCCCGGAGCATTCCGGCATTCTCAACTGGCTGATCGAAGGCGCGCTGATCTACCTGCGCGAAGGGCTCGTCATCCCGGAGGATGTCGTCCAGGAGACGAAGAAGTATCGCGAAGAGATGGACTATCTGTCCGCCTTCGTGAACCGCTGCGTCGTTGTCGATCCGGCCTCCTTTGTGCGCGCCCGCGAGTTCTATGATGCCTATACCGCGTGGGCAATAGACTCGGCTGTGAAGCCAGTTTCGGGTGTCAATTTCGGCACGAAAATGGGCAAGAGGTTCACTCGCGTCGATGACAGCCAAGGCCGCCACTATGCCGGCATTCGGCTGGAGAATGTGCCGGCGCGTCCGGCGCGCACAACAGAGCCGGATGACGCAGACGACTATCCCGAGGGCTATGGCGGCCCGGACGAAGAGCGGGGCTGAGATGTTGCCCTATCGCTCCCGCACCCCTCCAGACCCCGCCTGTGCCGCTCTGACAGGCTCATGGAGACATTGACGATGCTACGACCGCCTTAGCCCCTCCGGGCGCATGGAAACGCAAATTCGGACCCGCCCGAACCTTCATTTGAGGGAACGGGAAAGCTCTGCCCGCAAGGCATTATGGAGGACATGGAGGATCATGGAGAAGTCTGGAGGACTGCCAAACAGCCACAAAGCCCTGCCGCACAAGGGTTCTGGATGGTCTGGAGGGTCTACGTCGCCCCTCGCGTATAGGCGCGTAGAGCGCATACAGGCGCTGCGTACGACAGGCGAGCGCGAAGCGCATTTCATCCACCAGCCTATCCATGACGGCGAGTAAGTCACTGTAAAATAACGCAAATCCATCCCCTTAGGCATCCTCCATAACCCTCCATTCTTCCTCCATAGTTCTCCATTGAACCTCCATAGGGAAACTCTTCCGTGATCCGTAAACCCATTGAAATCAGAACCTTGCTGGCTTGGGTCTACGGCGAGGAGATGCCGAAGCGCGAAGCTTTCGAGAACGACGTTCGCCTGTTTGGCGGCGTTTCCGTCCCCTCGACCTCGGCTTGGGACGCGATCTCGCGCCTCGCCATCTTGGGGGTTCGGGTGGATACGTCCGGGCCGGCCCCGGACAATCGGGCGCTGGTCTACCCGGACCCGGACGCCGTTCTGGTGGACGAGGCCGTCATGCGCCTGGAGATGGCGACGATCGCGATGCCGGACGGATGGGACGCGCTGGGCGATCTGGCCGAGATCACGGACCTAGAGCTGACTGAGGCCGAACGTGTGGACGCGCACCGCAACGGATGGGACATCGCCATTCCTAAGGGGGATCGCCTCTCCGCTCACGTGATCCGTCAGGCGTCGGTTGATCGGGTGCCGGCGTGGCGGGACCATGGACGTATCGAGCGGCGGCCGAAGCTCGGGGCCAACGGCAAGCCGGCATGGTTCCGGGTGGTGAATGAGGCGGGGCCGGGCGAGCCGGCGCGGCCTCGCGAGGTTGATGGGTACAATCGGTCTCGGCAACGGCCCTACAAGGGCGCGTATCGTCGGTATTACCTCGACCCTTGCCCCTCGCTCTTGGTCGCTGCGCGTATCGAATATCAGGCTTGGGCTCTCGCGCTTCATCAGATCACGAACGACGTGCAAGGGAAGCTCTCGCGCTTCGATGTGTCGTGCCGTGTTCCCTTGTGGCCATGGGAAGGCGAGGGGCGGGGTTCTTCGCCTCGGGTGCTCTCGGTGCGGTCATCCACAGATGCGCCTAGGGAGCCCTCCAAGGCCGCTTGACGCGCGGCTGGAATTTGACGTAGGTATCCATGCTAAGGAAGACTGACCCCGGAGCGGAAGCGCTCGCGGGGTTTTTGCGTATCTGGAGGGATGCATGGCAACTCGGCCACCATCGTTCCGACCCAAGCACATGCCCGCCCGTGCTGATCTGCGTCGCGAGTATGATCGCAAGCGCCGCCAGTCGCACCCGTGGCGGGCGCTCTACAAGACGCCCGAATGGCAGGCGATCCGCGCGCAGGTGCTCGCGGCCGAGCCCCTTTGCCGTCGCTGTCAGGCCGAAGGGCTGATCACAGCGGCGACTGTGGTCAACCATGTCGAGCGCCACCACGGCGATCCCGTCAAGTTCTTCGCCGGCCCGTTCGAGCCGCTGTGCAAGCCTTGCCATGACGGCGAGGTCCAGCGGCAGGAACGCGCCGGTGCAGGCAACGAATAATAACTGCCTGTCCTTACTAGAATTTAATTCGCAACATTCGGCCGCCGGGCAGAGACAAAAGCCCGACAGTAGCCTCGGGCGGCCCCCTCATGATTTGGTCATCGGAAATTGGATCTATGTCCCAATTCGGGTTCATTGAGCTAGCAACTGTGTATGCAGCTATAGCGATTTGCGAAATCCTGTAGGGCGATATGCCCTTCTCCCCATTTTTTTCGTATAGATAACGCCATTCAACAAACATATTCGAATAATTATTCAGATCAGAGTTGAAGGAGTTTCTATCGTGACCTGTTCTGATTTTGTACTCTGCAGCAACTTTAGATTTTATCGGCTCTGGGAGATCTCTGAAAAGTTTTTTAAGCTCGTGCCCGTGCGCCTTTAAGCTACTCTCTTTGAGCATGCATTTGAAGTATAGCTCTATTGCAAAAGCTATGTTGACAATTGATGGTACTACGAAGGATTGAATCGTTTCTTTTATTGCGATATCTTCTGAGGCTCTTAGTGCTGAGCCATGGAAGCTTACAGCCAAGTCATACATCCTATTGGCCTCCGACTTTGTCGCTGGCCCTACAGTCTTTGCAGCTTTTTCGAGACGTCGGATGTATTCCGCTTCCTGCTCTGGCGTGATCATGGCTTTGTAATCCGTGGTGATGTGAATTTCTGGCTGGAGTGGCATTCCTATCGCATGTGAAAGCTTTCGCCATCTGGAATTGCATCAGTCGGGGCCTTCTACCTCGAGGGGGGGGGGATCGAAAGTCGGCCGCCGTAGGGGCGGGACCGGCGAGGTAACAGCCAAAAAATCGGCGCGAAATTCTAAGCGCCAAACTTTTTTCTTTTGCGCGCAATGGGTTGCCGCCTTTTGCGCCGGAGGGTGGAACCGTGGGAAGACGCAAGGAAGACCCCGCCTTGCAGGCGGCGAAGGGATATCCCGGTCGGCGTAAGCCAAAGACGAACAAGGCGATCGAAGAGGCGGCGGCCTCGGCCGAGCGTGAAACTCAGTCCGATGATCCATTTGCGGTGCCCACCATCTTCCGGCGTTCGCCTGCCTACTATCGCCGGGCGACAGAGCTTTGGGTCTCGCTTGCTGACACGCTGCGCGCCTCCGGCCGCCGCCGTCCAGGCTATCGCGCCGCGCTGACCCGATACTGCATTTGGGTCCAGATGCACGAAGACGCTGTGGAGAGCTTGCGCCGCGATTGCCCGAAAGGTGGGACCACGTATGAGTTCACCCCCGTTGGCGGCACGTCTCGGATCGTCCAGCATCCTTCGCTGAAAACCATGAAGGATGCCGAGCCGATCCTCCGGCAGATCGAAGACGACTTTGGTTTCAGCCCGCGTGCCGACAGCGCGCTCGTGCGGGTCGAGAGCTTCAACCGGACGCAACAGGGCGACTTGTTCGGCCGGACTGGCGGCGGCGCTGGTGCGCCACGTGCCGATGCGCCTGACGAAGCGGGTGTGCCGGAGCATGATCCGCTCGATTTGATGACCAGCACGGATAGCACTCCGCCAACGTTGAACTGACGCTATGGCGGATGTGACCCACAAGCTGCCGCCGTGGCTGGAAGGCTCGGCGGCGCAGCCGGAATATGCCTGGGCGCTAACCGCATGGCGGAAGGCCACTGCCGTCGAAGGCGCATGGTTCGACCATGCCAAGGCCGACGCTGTGGTGAAGGCATGGCCGACGATCTTTCGTCTGACGGATGACCGCTTTCGGGGTGTCCCGTTCAAGCTTTTGCTGTGGCAGGAGATCACGGTTCGTCTCTTGGTCGGCTGGAAGAAGCCGATCGAGATCATCGATCCCGCTACTCATAAGTCGACGATCGCGCATGTTCGCCTGTTCCGTCGTCTAGACCTCTGGATACCCCGTAAAAACGGGAAAACAGAGTTCCTGGCGGCGCTCGGCGTGTTGTTCTTCGTTCTGGAGAGGGTGCCGGGCGGGCAGGCTTTCGTGTTCGGCCGAAACAAGGATCAGGGTAAAGTTCCGTTCCGCAAAATGCAGGCCATGATTACGGAAGGGAATGGCATCCGCGAGGATCGCGCCGGGAACGAACGTGTGCTTCTCAGCAAGGAAGCGATCTTTGTTCGCGAGACCGGCGCACTCTGCGAGCTTCTGACCGGGAAACCTGATGGCAAGCACGGCCGATCCCCGAATGTCATCGTGGGTGACGAAATCCACGAATGGCAGACGCGGGAGCTGGCCGATACGCTTAGGCAGGGGACAGGCGCTCGTCTCCAGCCGATACAGCTCTACGCCTCGACGGCCGGGCGAAAGTCGGGTCGTGTCGGATGGGAGTGGTATCAGGAAAGTCTCGCCATCATGTCGGGCGAGAAAGACGATCCGACGACACTGGTTGTTCATTTTGCGATCGGCGAGGAAGACGATTGGCAAGACGAGGCTGTGTGGCGCAAGGCGAACCCTTCGCTCGGCCTGACGCCGACGCTCGACTATCTGCGAGGCGAGTTCCGAGAAGCGAAGGGAAAGCCGGCGAAGGAAGCCGTCTTCCAATGCTACCACTTGAACAGATGGGTCGATCAGGTCGGCGGCTGGCTCCCCGTCTCGAAGTGGTCGGCATGCGCGTCCGACGCTGATGGATGGATGACAGCGGAGGCACGATTTCGAGGGCGGAAAGCCTACGGCGCATGCGACGTGTCTTCGACGCGAGACATCACGGCGCTGGTCTGGCTTTTCCCGCCTGAGAGTGAGGGCGATCCGTGGTCGCTATTGCCGTTCTTTTGGGTACCGGAGGGGACGTTAGAGGAACGGGCGATCGAAGATCGCCGCGTCAATTGGCGGGGCTGGATCAACCAGAAAGCCTTATTCGCTACGCCGGGAGATAGCGTCGATCAGAACTTCGTCGGGAATGCGATCCGAAGAGGTTTCGGCCAGTTCGACGTTCAAGGCTTTGGCTTTGACCCGTGGAACGCGCAAAAGCTGATGACCGATCTCGAAGAGGACGGGCTCGACATGACGCTTGTCCAAAAGATGCGGCAGGGCACCGCCACGCTCGGCGAAGCAACGAAAGAGTTCGAGCGGCTGGTCTTTGCTGGCCAACTCGATCACGGCGGCCATCCGGTCCTCGGGTGGATGGCAAAGCACTGTCAGGTCCGGTTCGACGATAACCTGAATTACGTCCCGGCGAAAAAGCAGAGCATCGACAAGATCGACGGCATCGTCGCGAGCGTCATGGCGACCGCACTCGCGATCAATGGAACGGAAGCCGACGATCTCGACGGCTTCACCTCTAACCCTGTGATGGTGATTTGATGGGCAAGAAACGGGAGCGGCAGGCGAAGGCCGCGCCGTCGAATGCGATCACGCCGATCGGGTCGAAAGATGAGCGGATCGGGCTCGCCGATGCTGGCGCCCTCGCGGCGGCGATCGGGCGCAAGAGCCATGCCGGCAAATCGGTGACGCTAAACGCGGCGATGCAGCTCGCCACGGTCTGGGCCTGCATCCGCCTGACGGCGCAAGCCGTGTCGGCGTTGCCGCTCGGCACCTTTCGGCGCGAGGCGGATGGCGGGCGAACGGCTGTGGACGATCACGCGCTCGCTGAAGTGCTGGAGGTCAGCCCGAACGCCGATCAGACCTCGCTGGAGTTCTGGGAGGCGACGGTGGCTTGGCTGATCTCGACCGGCAATTCCTATGCCGAGAAAGTCGAGTTCGGAAAGCGCCTGTCCTCACTCCAGCCCCTCGCCAGCACTCATTGCCGTCCGGTTCGCCTGCCCAGCGGCGAGTTGGTCTATCGCGTCACGGATCGCGGTAAGAGCGAGGATATGCCGCGTTCCAAGGTGTTCCACATCAAGGGTTTCGGGTTCGGCGGTGATCTCGGCCTCTCGGCTATCGCCAACGGGGCCGAAACCTTTGGCGCGGCCATGGCTACAGACGAGGCGGCGGGCAAGATTTTCGGCAACGGCTTGAGCGTCAGCGGTATTTTGTCCTCCGAGCAGGTTCTGAAGGCTGATCAGCGTAGAGACCTAAAGAACGCGATGCTCGCTTATGCCGGCTCGACCAATGCCGGCAAACTGATGATCCTCGAAGCCGGGCTCAAATATCAGCAGATGACGCTGAACCCGGAAGACGCCCAGATGCTGGAAACCCGGCGCTTTCACATCGAAGAGATGTGCCGGTGGTTCGGGATGCCGCCTATCATCATCGGTCACGCGGCCCAAGGCCAGACTATGTGGGGCTCTGGTGTCGAGCAAATCCTCCTGACGTGGCTGGCGCTCGGCATCAACCCGATTTGCCGGCGGATCGAAGCGCGGATCGTCAAAGACCTCGTTCCGGCAGGCGAAAAGCGTCGGCTCTATTGCGAGTTCAATCGCGAAGGGCTGCTCCAGATGGACAGCGCGGCGAAGGCCACGTTCCTTTCGCAGATGACGCAAAATGGCCTGATGGATCGCAACGAAGGCCGCGCCAAGCTCAATCTCCCGCGTCGGGAAGGTGCGGACGCCCTGACGGCCCAAACCAACCTCGCGCCCCTCGACCAGCTCGGCGCGACCGGCGGCGATGCGTCCGCCGCGCGCAATGCTCTGGCCGCTTGGCTCGGCCTTTCTGGGAACTGACGATCATGAGCAAGCGAACACTTCCCGCCGCCACGATCGTGGCGCGTCCCGGTATGCGCACGGAAACGACCCCGGCTGCGCTGGAGCGCTGGAACCCCGATGTGCAGGCCGCCAGCGACGGCGAAGCCGATAACACCATTTCCGTGCTCGATGTAATCGGGGCGGACTGGTACGGCGAGGGCGTCACGGCCAAGCGCGTCTCGGCCGCGCTTCGCGCGATCGGCAAGCGCGACGTGGTGGTCAACATCAACTCGCCGGGCGGATCGTTCTTTGAAGGGCTCGCGATCTACAATGCCCTGCGCGAGCATCCGGCGCATGTCACGGTCAAGGTGCTCGGGATCGCGGCGTCGGCCGCGTCTGTGATCGCCATGGCCGGCGATGAGATTCAGATTGCCCGATCCGGCTTCCTGATGATCCACAACACTTGGATCGTCGCCTCCGGGGATCGCCATGCGCTTCGCGACGTGGCGGACTGGCTGGAGCCCTTCGACGCGGCGGCGGTGGACATCTACGCCGCGCGCACCGGCATGGACGCCAAGGAACTGGCGAAGATGCTGGATCGCGAAGCGTGGATCGGCGGAAATGACGCCGTGTCCAAGGGTTTCGCCGATAGTCTTCTCTCGGCGGATGCGGTCGAAAACCGCGCCCGCAACTCGGCCGAGGGCCGCTCCACCGTGGCGGCCCATAAGCTCGATACCCTTCTCGCCCAGCTCAATGTCCCGCGCTCGGAGCGCCGGGAGATCGTCCAGGCGCTGAAAGGCGGCACGCACGACGCTGCCGCAACCGGTACGCAAGACGCTGCCGTGATCGCCGAGGTTTCCGACCTCCTCGCCAGCCTGAAATCCATCTGATCCCAAGGGGACACTCCCATGTTGACCAAAACGATGCCGCTGGCTCCGCTCGCGGCCCTCCTTGCCATGTCTCGTCCTGCGGCGGCTCTCTCGGACGTGCGCAATGACGCGATGGACGCCGGCAAGCTCGAACAGCTCCTGAAGGACGTGAAGAGCGAGCTGACCCGCGTCGGCGACGACGTGAAAAAGACGGCTGAAAACGCCCTCAAGCAGAGCGCCGACGCCGGCAAGGTGACGGCCGAAGTCGCCCAGAAAGCCGATCAGCTCCTGAGTGCGCAGGCGGCGCTGAAGGATGCTCACAGCAAGCTCGAAAACCGTCTGAGCGAGCTGTCCGATCGCAATCTCGACCTTGAACAGCGGCTTTCCAGCCGGCTCGGCGGCGCTGGCGGGCGCGAGGCTCCGAAGTCGTTGGGTGAGCAAGTGGTGGCGCTCGATAGCGTCAAGCAATTCGCTGCGAACGGCGGTTTGGGGACGCTGAAGATCGGCGTCCAGAATGCGATTACGTCGGCGAGCACCAGCGCCGGAACACTGATCGTTCCCGAGCGCGAAACTGAAGTTCTTGGCATCCCGCGCCGTCAGATGACGATCCGCCAGCTTCTCGATCAAGGCTCCACCGCTTCGAACCTTGTCCAGTATGCCAAGCAGACGGCGCGCACGAACGCGGCGGCTCCAGTCGCTGAAGGTGCGCTCAAGCCGGAGTCAAACTATACTTGGGCGCTTGCCGAGGCGGCGGTGCGAACGGTTGCGCATTGGATCCCTGTATCGCGTCAGGCGATGGACGACATTCCGCAGCTTCAAGGCGAGATCGACGGCGAGTTGCGTTATGGTCTGGACTTCGCCGAAGAGGCCCAAATCCTCAAGGGTTCGGGCGTCGGCGAAAATCTCAACGGCCTGATGACGCAGGCGACGGCCTATGCGGCGGCCTTCAACCCTGCCGCCAAAACGATGATCGATACGATCCGTTTGGCCTTGCTCCAGGCATCGCTGACGGAATTCCCCGCTGACGGTATCGTGCTGCATCCGACCGATTGGGCTCGCATCGAACTGACCAAGGATGCCGGCGGGAATTACATCTTCGCCAATATCGTCCAGCTCGCCGGGCCGCAGCTCTGGGGTCGCCCGGTGATCGCCACGCAGGCACAGGACGAGGATAACTTCCTGGTCGGTGCCTTCCGTTCGGCGGCGAAGATCTACGATCGCATGGACGTTGAAGTCGTGATCTCGTCCGAGGATCGCGACAACTTCGTCAGGAACATGCTGACGGTGCGCGCCGAAAAGCGCCTGGCGCTCGCGGTCAAGCGCCCGGCCGCCCTGATCAAGGGCCGCTTCTCGGTCTGATCCCGACCATTGGGCGGCGTTCTCGCCGCTCGTTTTTCTCCCTCTGACATCACTGGAGACAGGACCATGAGCGTGAAAGCGCGCGCCCTCTGGGGCTTCCAGCATGGCGCGGAAAGCGTCCGCGCTGGTGATACGATCGACGTGGAACCCGAGACCTTCGACAAGCTGAAGGAAAACGGGCTGGTCGAGAAGGACAATGGCTCGGGGGCTTCACATGGCTCGACCATCGATCTCGACGGCATGTCAGTTTCCGAGCTGCGCGAGTTTGCGGCGACGAAAGGGATCGATCTCGGCGACGCGACGAAGAAGGATGACATTCGTTCCGCGATCTTGAAAGCCATCGCGGAACAGGCCGCCTGATCCATGCGGACCGTCGTCATTGTTCCGCCTCTGGCGGCGGTCTCGCTGAACGAGGCCAAGCGTCATCTCCGGGTCGATTGGCCTGAGGATGACGCGTTTATCGCGAGCCTCATTGCGGCAGCGCAGGGGCATATCGACGGGCCGGAGGGCTGGCTGGGACGATCCATCGGCTTGCAGACACTGGAGGCACGGCTGGATGCGTTCTGCGACGCGATGCGGCTCCCTTATGAGCCGGTCGTTCGCATCGTTTCCGTTCGCTATCTCGACGCCGCCAACGTGGTGTCGGCTGTGCCAGTCGGCGACTATGAAGTTCGGGGCTCGCTGCTAGGTCCGTCCTTCGGTCATCGTTGGCCTGATGCCTTGGCGACCGAAGAAGCCGTGCGCGTCGAGTTTGTCGCCGGCTATGAGGTCGTTCCCGCACCGATCAGGGCGGCGATCCTGCTGATGGTCGGCGATCTCTACGCCAACCGGGAAAGCACGGCCGAGGGAACCAAGGCTCCGATCAACATGCCGACGACCGTCGAACGGTTGCTCTGGCCGTATCGGGTGTGGAGCTGATGAGTGCCGGGAAACTCTCCGACCGCGTTTCGTTCGGGGTGCGAGGTGGTGTGCCGGATGGCTACGGGAACACTCGCCCTGGACCGTTCGTGCCTGCGATCACGGTGTCGGCGCACATTCGCTACCTGAAGGGCTCCGAGACCGTGATCGCCTCGCGCTTGGCGGGGCGGCAACCCGTCGTCATCCGCGTTCGACGGACCGCGCAGACGCGCGACATCAAAACCGACTGGCGCGCCACCGATACGCGGACAGGGCAAGTCTACAATGTTCGCGCCATCGTCCCGAGCGCCGATCGCGCTTTCCTCGACATAACAGCCGAAAGCGGAGGGCCAGACTGATGCCGAAAGCGACATTTGCGAAGGATTTCGATTATCGCGTGCCGGGCAAGCCTTCGATCGTGGCTTACCCGGCCGGATGGTCCGGCAATGTGCCGAAATCGCACTATGACGCCGCCGTCGAGGCCGGCGCTCTGGAGGCCAAGCCGGAGGCGGACGCCGATGAGTGACGGGCAGAACTCCGGCCTTTCCAAAGGTCGCAGAGCGGCTATCACGCGCCAGAACAACGCCAAGACGCTGAAGGCGAAGGCGCGCATCGCGCAGACGCTCAAACGCATCCCGGCCGAGGCCAAAAAGGAAATTCGGCGCGAGTTGGCGGCGGCTGCGGAAGGGCTTTGTGTCGAGATGCGCGGGCGTGTTCCGGTCGAGTCCGGCGAGCTGCGCGATAGCATCACATGGCGATACGGCGATCAGGCTCGTGTCCTCTATTCCCAAGGCGGGGGTGGGGATCATGAGCTTTCCGTGCGGATTTCTGCCGGCAACTATGATGTGCGCTATGCGCATCTCGTAGAGTTCGGGGCCGCGCCGCACATTGCCGGCGGGCAGCATGAAGGAAAGCAACATCCGGGCGCGCCCGCGCAGCCCTTCTTCTATCCGACCATTCGGGGCAACAAACGCAAGATCGACCGCGCCGTGAGCAATGCGGTGATCCGCGCCATTCGCAGGGCGCGGTCCTCGCCATGACGAGCTACGCCCTTGCCCTGCAAAAGGCTGTCTTCGATCGCCTCCAAGGTACGATCGATGGCAGCCCTCCGGTCTATGACTCGGTGCCGATCGGCGCTTTGACGCCCTATGTTTCGTTCGGGCCGTGCGACGAGGCGGATGATGACGCCGATTGCATCCGCGCGGTCCTGATCGCGCAGCAAATCGACGTTTGGACAAGTGAGCCGGGTTTCGTCCAGTCGAAGCGGATCGCCGGGGCGATCCGGGCTCTTCTGCATCGTCAGATCATCCCCTTCGAAGGGGCGACGCTCACTGATTTGCGCGTCCACGCCATTCGATATCTTCGCGACGCGGACGGCATCACGTCCCACGCGGCGATCGACCTTCGCGCCTCTGTCGAGGCCGAATAAGCGGGCCTCTGGCCTTTCGTTTCAGCACCTGTCCCATCGCGACAATCAAGGGAGGCCAACGTGGCCCAACCACAAACCATGCGGTTCGGTAAGTTCCGCGTCCTGCTCGGCAATGGCGCGACCCCGGAAGTGTTCACCGCGCCTTGCGGTTTCACTTCGCGGTCTTTCAGCCGCTCGAAAGAGCTGACCGATGTCACCGTTCCCGACTGTGACGATCCCGACGCGCCGTCCCATGTCGCGCGTGACGTTCGCAGTCTGTCGTCCTCGATCAGCGGTTCGGGGATCCTCGCCAAGTCGGCGCTTCCTGTCTGGGAAAAGGCGTTCGAGAGCACGGAGTCGGTCAACTGCCGGGTGGAAATGGACTGGGGCGCGACGAAGATCACCTATGAACAGCGTTTCCACATCTCCTCCATGGAGCTGACGGCGGATGACGGAGCCCGCGTCCAGCTTTCGATCCAGATGGAAAGCGATGGTGCCTTCAAGAGGACGGAGGCTTGAGCCGGGGCGGCGAAATCGACCTCGATTGCTGGGATGGAACGTATTCGTTCCGTCTCCGCATCGGGGAGCTGCGCCAGCTTCAGGAGCGCTGCAACCACTCGGGGCCGCCCGTTATCGCCGGGCGCTTGCAGGCTGGCCAATGGCTCGTTGACGATGTGCGCGAGACGCTTCGCCTCGGCCTGATGGGCGCGGGGACAGCGCAGGACGAAGCCCGCAAGCTCGTGGATCGTCATGTCCACGACGGGGCTTTGGCTTCGAACGTCGTGCTCGCCTACTCGGTCGTGATGGCGGCGATCCACGGTGTCGAGGATGAACGCCTGGGAAAACGGGTGCCGGCGGAGAGCGTGCGCGACCCAATGGAGCACTCGCCTTCGCCGGCTTCTACGCAGCCGGAGCCGTGATGGGCTGGTCGCCCGATCAGGTCGATCGGTGCAGCCTCTGGCAGTTCCAGGCGGCGGCGGATGGGTATCGGCGCGCCCATCAGTCCGATGAAGAGGCCGCGCGCGAGCTATCGCTGGATGAGGTTGACGAGCTGGCTGCGTTCGTCGGTGCTTAGGATCGATCTATGTCCATTACTGCGGAAGAGCTTGTCTACCAGATCACAGCCAAGGTTGCGGGCTTTGACGACGAAATGGCCGTGGCTGCGTCGGCGTTTAATAAGGCGGCAGCGCGCATCGAAATGGGCATTCGCCGCACGGATGATAGTGTGGCGCAAAGCACGAAGCGGATGAACGTAAACATCCGCTCGATCGCCACCACGGCGGCCGGGGTGATCGGGACGCAGCAAATCATCCAATATGCCGACGCCTGGAAGCGGGCCGGGAATGCGCTGATCTCGGCCAAGGTGCCCGCCGACGCGCAGTCCGCCGTTTTGGAGCGGCTGTTCGATCAAGCGCAGAAGTACGGCGTGGAGCTGAATGCGCAGGTCTCGCTATACGGGCAAATCTCGCGCGCCAGCCAGCAATTGACGAACGACCAACAGGACGTGTTCCGGTTCACCGAAGCCGTGGCGGCAGGGCTTAAGGCGGATGGCCGAAGCGCCACCGAGTCCGCTGGCGCGTTGCTCCAGCTCGGGCAGGCGCTGCGTTCGCCGATCATCCAGGCGGAAGAGTTCAACTCGCTGATCGACGGCGCGCCAGCGCTCTTGGAGGCTGCGGCGAACGGGATCAAGCGCTTCAACGGCGATCTCGGGGCGCTGATCAAGGCCGCCAAAAACAGTGAGCTTTCGAGCAAAGAGTTCTTTGACGGGGTGATCGCGGGCAGCAAGGAATTGCAGGCCCGCGTCGGCAAGTCCGCCGACACGTTCGAAGGTGCGTTTCAGAAGATCGAAAACGCCCTGGTTCGTTATATTGGCCAGACGGATGACAGCCTTGGGGCATCGCAGCGCTTCATTGTGGCGCTCAACGCCTTCGCGGACGACTTTGACGACATAGCCGATACTGTCCTGAAGTTCGGCGCGATCCTGTCCGGCGCGCTGGTCGGGCGCGCGATCGGCGGTGCGATCCTGAGCGTCGGGCAGCTCATTATCGTCACGCGCCTTCTGATCGGGGCCTATGCCGGCGTGTCGCCCGTGATCAATCTGGCGTCTGCTTCGATTGCTCGCTACACGGGCGGCGTTGTTTCGGCTGCTGCTTCCACGGCTCTGTTTCGCCGCGCCCTGTTGGCTCTGGCCTTGGGGCCGATCGTTGGGACGATCGGGGCAATCGCCGCCGCCTTCGCGGTGATGGGCGGATCGGCTGACAAATCGGCGGACAGTCTCGACGGTCTGGACGGCATGCTCGCGAAAGTGGGCACGGGCGCGAAAAGGGCGGCGTCCGATGTCAAAGAGCTTGAAGACTCGCTCGATCGGCTGAGCGCGGGGCAGATCGCGCGGGGCCTCCGCGATATTGAGCGGCGTATCCGGGCGCTGACCGCCACGGGTGGCAACATCGCTGGCGATCTCTTGTCCGGCCTCGGTCTGACGGAGGGGCGGGCCGAGATCGAACGCCTTCTCGATCTGACAAAAACGCTTCGGGGCGGGTTCTCCGACATGTTCCGGAGTCAGTCCGACCTGTCGGCGCTCGACAACATCGAGCGGCTGGGTCGCTTGCTTCAAACGACGCCGGACAAAGCTGGCGATGTCCTGCGCGAACTCGACAAGATCGCCGAGACAGACATTTCGGGCGAGACCGATCAGCTCGTGAAAGCCTTGGAGGCCGCCGCTCGAAAGCTGGTGCAGTTGATCAATCTGCAAGGGCAATTCAATGCCAAGGCGGCGGGGGGCGCGAATGCTGCGCCTTCATTTCGGTCTGCGCAGGATGCGGGAATGGACCAAATCCGCAAGGCGGATGGCGTCTTGGGCGAGCGGGATCGGATCGCGGCTTTGGATGCGCGCGAACTGGAGATCGAAAAGCGCGCGAAGGAAATCGCTGATGAGGTCGAAAAGGCGGGCGGTTACATCGCCGCTGCCGGCGCTCGATTGAAGGCTCGGCAGGAGTTGGAGCAAGCCGATCAAAAGGCGCTGATCGACGGTAACAGTAAGGCGGCTACGTCTTCCTACGTCGAACGGACGGTCAAGGCCGAAAGCGGCGGAGATCGGACGGCCAAGAACCCCAATTCGTCGGCAACGGGCGTTGGTCAGTTCATCGAAAGCACCTGGCTCGACTTGTTTCGCCGTTACTACCCGGAGCGGGCCGCCAGCTTGGGCCGGGATGCGATCCTTTCATTGCGAACGGATGCCGATGTCTCGCGGCGTCTGATTGAAGCCTATGCGCAGGAAAACGCTTCCGTCCTCCAGAAGGCGGGCTTGGCGGTGACGGAAAGCAACCTGCATCTGTCGCACTTCCTCGGCGTGAACGACGCCAAGAAAGTGCTTCAGGCCGCGCCGGGAACGCCGCTGGCTGGCCTGATCCGCCCCGAGGCCATCAAGAACAATGCTAGCATCCTCGGCGGCGGGAAGACGGTTGACGATGTGATCGCCTATGCCGATCGCCGGGCTGCCGATACGCGACGCGCCGCCGGCGATCTAACGCCTTCCGAAGCTGCGCTTGAGGCGCAAGCGGAGAAGCGCAAGGAACTGAAAAAAACAATCGATGACATGCTCGGCTCGGTTGACGAGGAAACCAAGCGGATCGTCCTTCAAACCTCGCTCATGAGCGCGTCCACCACTGAGCGCGAAAAGGCGATGACGATCGCGCGGCTCGAAAACGAGCTTAAGCGCGAGGGGATACCGATCACGGATGAACTCCGAGCGGCCATCCTGGAGCTGGCCAACGCGCGGGGCATCGCTGCCGCCTCCGAAGAGGTGGCGGCGCAAAGTCTGCGAGACTTGGAAGATGCGCAGCAATCCGCGATCGACCGCATGGATGATTTCCGCGACGGCGCGCGCGACGTGCTGGGCTCGTTCATTTCCGACCTTCGCGAGGGCAAGTCTGCGTCCGAGGCGTTGGGAAACGCTCTGGCTCGGATCGGTGATCGGCTCCTCGAAAGCGGGATCGACTCGATCATTGACGATCTGTTTGGCGCGCGCGGCACAAAAGGGAGCGGGCTCTTGGGCAGCTTGTTCGGTGGGCTCTTTGGTGGCGGCTCGGGCGCTGCATCCGTTCCTGGTCGAGCCAACGGCGGCGCGGTACGGGGCGGCAGTCTCTATCAGGTTGGTGAGCGTGGGCCTGAGTTGTTCGTGCCGGGGCGATCCGGCACGATCATTCCGAACCACAATCTGCCAAGCCTGCAAGCGCCCAACCTGTCCGGGACGTCGGCTGGTATGCCGCAGGTCAAGCTCAATGTCGTCAACAATACCGGCGTTGAAGCGGATGCCCGTGTGGAGCGGCAAAGCGACGGATCGATGTCGGTCGTTCTCGATAAAGCGATTGCCGAGAAGATCGGCACTCGTGGCACCCTGTCAAATTCCACCCTTCGCAGCGGCTTCGGCGCTCGACCAGCTTTGAAAAGGGTTTAGCCAATGGCGGTTTCCGTCTGGCCGGCATCGCTGCCGCAGTGCTTTCTCTTGGGCACAACCAACGAGGCGATCGGTGACGGTCGCATCGTTTCGTCTATGGATGTCGGCCCCGCAAAGCTTCGGCGGCGATCGTCGGCTATGCCGGGCGCGCTCTCGGGGCGTTTTCGCTTCACTCGCGCGCAATTGGCGGTGGCGCGGGATTTCTTAGAGGTCACGCTTTTGGGTGGAGTGCTGCCGTTCCGTTTCCCGGCGCAATCCAAGGATGGGACGGTGCTTGTGCGTCTCAAGGAAATGCCGAATTGGATGCGTGAGACGGGTCAGACCTATAGCTGCGAATTGACGCTGGAAGTGCTGCCTTGAGGACGGTATCGCTCTCGTTGCGCGGGGCGATGTTCGGCCAGCAAACGGGGGAAGTGCCGGTCGTCTTGCTGACGATCTCGCACCCCATGCTCTCGGCCCCGATCCGCTTGTCGGGCGATCCGACTGCGCGCCTTTCGGAACAACCGCTGCGCTACGGGACGGCGAGTCGTGGCGCGCTTTATGATTTCCTGCCGTTCGCGATCTCACTGCCGGATGATGTCAGCGAGCGCGCGCCCGTCGCACAAATTGTCCTCGACAATGTGGATCGCACCTTGGTCTCCATGGTGCGATCCATTCCGACGCCGTCGACAGTGCGGATCGAAATTGTGTTGGCATCTTCCCCAGACGCGGTGGAGATCGATTTCCCGGCCTTTCAGGTCCAAGGCGTTACGTTCGATGCCTCGTCCATGACGCTCCAGCTCGGGCTGGACGATCTCACCGACAAGCCGTTCCCGGCGGGTAACTTTGATCCCTCCGGCTTTCCGGGGCTGTTCTGACGGGGCCTATTTCTGGCGGTCAACGCAGCGGAAGCTGGAGGTGCCCGTCTGGCCTCCATCGTTCACGATCTCGGCGTCCCTTTGCCATTGCTGGCAGTGCACCTGCGCCTTGAGGGTGGCGTCGGCGATAAAGGCTTGGCCGCCACCCTGGAAGGCGATCGAACGTGGGGTTGATGCCATTGGCACGGCTTGGCAGCCGGCGAGGGCGAGAAGGGCAGAGACGACGACGGCGGTTTTCATGGCGGTGCTCCGAATATTGACCATGAAGCACATACACGCTCGGGGCGAACCCTTTAAGCGCCATGACACGATTTCGCCATTTTTGTTGTAGGCTAACTATGGTCTGCCCATGAGCTTAGGTGACTATGTTGGCCTGCCCTTTGCCGATCACGGCCGGGATCGCGCCGGCCTCGATTGCTGGGGCCTCCTGCGCCTCGTCTATGCCGAGCGGTTCGGGTTGGTGCTGCCGTCCTATGGCGACGGCTACAACACCGTCGAGGACGGCGAGGCGCTGGCGGGGCTGATCGCCGGTCATCTCGGCCCTTGGCGCGAGGTGGATGCCTCGGCCGCTCGGCTCGGCGATGGCGTCCTGATGAGCCTCGGCGGCCAGCCCCGGCACGTCGGCCTTTGGGCTGGCCGGGGCATGGTCCTGCACATTGAACGCGGCACGGGCTCCCTGATGGAGCCCGCCCAATCCCCGCGCCTGCGTCGGCGCATCCTCGGCATCTTCCGGCACGAAAGACTGTCATGACCGCATTGCCCGCGAAGGCGGCCTTGCTCGGCGATGTGCTGGGCGAGGGCGATACCGTGCGCGTTCTCGTGGCGCGCCATCCGTTCCGCGCCACGCGTCAGGAACACAAGGCTCCGGCCGGTTTGTCGGTGACCGAGATCGTCGCCCATGTCCAAGCCGAAGAGGGGCTGACGGCGGCGGCAAGCGGCATGGTCGCTTCGATCGACGGCCACGCCATCGCGCGGGATCGCTGGTCGCGGGTGCGGCCCAAGACCGGCGCGACGCTGGTATTGCGGGCAGCTCCCGCCGATCCGATCTCGGCGGCCCTCGCCAGTCTCGTCGCCACGATCTCGTCGGCCGCCGCAGGCGTCTCGGCCTTCCTGGGCGGCCTCGGCATCGCCGGTAAAATCATCGGCCTCGGCCTGTCGCTCGCGGCCAATTTCGTGCTCAACGCGCTGTTCGCGGCCCGCCCGGCCGAGCTGGAAAAACAGCCGGACAAAAAGCCGAGCTATTCGCTCACCGGCAGTCGCAACCAAGGCGCGCCGTGGGAGGCTATCCCGGTCGTCTACGGCCAGCACCGCATGACGCCGTTCTTTGCGGCACCGCCCTACACGGAGACGGTCGGCGAGGATCAGTATCTGCGTTGCCTGTTCTGCCTCGGCTACGGGCCGCGCGAGATCACGGACATCAAGATCGGCGAGACGCCGCTTTCGTCGTTTCAGGATTACGATCTGGAGGTTCGGCAGGGCTTTCCGGGCGAGCCGCCGATCACGCTCTATCCGTCGCAGGTCATCGAAGAGGCCCTATCGGTCGATCTGTCCTCGGACAGCGATTGGCAGCGCCGCGTGACCGCAACGGACGTGACCGGCATCAGCTTCGACGTGGTGTTTCCCAACGGCGTCTACTGGCTCCAGAAAGAGGGCAAGCGCCAGCCCCTGCCGATCCATATCGAGGCGCGCTACCGGGTCGTGGGAACGCAGGACTGGAGCCCCGCGCCCGCGATCCTCGAATACATCAAGTCGAGCGATACGGTGCGCCGGTCGATCTATATCGCCGTCGCGCAGGGTCAGTACGAATTCGAGATCAAGCGCATCGACCCCGACGAAATCCCTGGTCTGGAAAAGGAAACCATCGTCAAGACGGCCGTGTGGACGACGCTCCGGGGCCTGCGCCCCGGCCAGCCCGTCACCTACGGCAAGCCGCTCGCCCTGATCGCGGTCCGCATCCGCGCGACCTCGCAGCTCAACGGCCAGCTCGACACGCTCAACGCGCTGGTGACGGCGATCCTGCCTTCGGTCAACACCGACGCGCTGGTTCACACTCGCAGCCCTGCCGATGCGTTTCTGGACGTCCTGCGCGGTCCCGCCAACGCGCGGCCCGTGCCGCTCGAACTGATCGACCGGGAACGGCTCCAGCAATGGGACGCCTACTGCGCCGCGCAGGGGTTTCGGTATGACCATGTGCGGCTCTCGGCCGTGTCGGTCTGGGACGCGCTCTTGGATATCTGCGCGGCCGGGCGCGCCATGCCGCTGTGGCGGGACGGGCGCTGGTCGGTGATCTGGGACGATCTCGCCTCCGATGTTGTCCAGATGTTCACCCCGGCGAATAGCTGGGGCTTTGAAGCCCGCGTCGAGTATCGCGAGCCCGTCCACGCTTGGCGGGTTCGGTTCGTCAACCGTGAGAAGGGGTACGTGGAAGACGAGCGGATCGTCTATGACGACGGCTACGGCCCGGCGAACGCGACCCTGTTCGAGGGGATCGAATTTCCCGGTGTCACTGACCCCGCCACGATCTGGCGCCATGGGCGGTTTCATATCGCGCAGCTTCGCCTGCGACCCGCCACCTACACGCTGAACGTCGATTTCGAGCACCTGGTCTGCACGCGTGGCGACCGGGTGCGGGTCGGCCATGACGTGCTCCAGCTCGGGCTGGCCTGGGGCCGCGTCACGGCGGTGGATGGTGCACGCAACAGGGTGACGCTGAGCGAAAGCATCGTGCTCGGCTCGGCCTCCTATCGCCTGCGGTTTCGCCTGCGTGACGGCGCGCAGCGCATCCGCGACGTGGACAGCATTGTCGGCGGCGAGGGGCGCGTGGTGCAGCTCGCCGCCGATGGCGGGGCCATGCCGGAGGTCGGCGACCTCTTTGCCCTCGGCGAGCTGACGACTGAGACGGCGGTCTACCGCATCTTGTCGATTGAAGCGCAGGGCGATCTCTCGGCCCGCGTGACGCTCGTGGATGATGCCCCGGCGATCGGTCAGGCGGATCGGGGTGCAATCCCTGCGTTTTCGAGCCCGGTGCAAGCGCCGATCGACCTCTACCATTTGCCGCCACGCTCGGTCGTGTGGCAGGAGGTTTTCCTCCCGCAAGAGGGGGGCGAGTTGACGGCGGCCTTGCGTCTGTCCTGGCTTCCGCCGGCTCGTGGCGACGTGGAACGCCATGAGGTCGAGTTCATCAGCCATTCGCTGGCTGATGGGCGGTGGCGGCCGGGTCCAACGGCGATCACCCCGATCAACACGGTGACGATCCCAGGACTTGAGCCCAACGTCTATGGCGCACGAGTGCGCGCCATTTTCGCGGACGGGCGCATCTCGCGATGGGAAGAAACGGAGGCGATCGACCTCCGCAGCCTCTTTCTGCCGCCTCCCGACGTGACCGATCTGAGGATCGACGCGCTCGGCCCGGCCTCGACGCTCCGGTGGACGCCGGTCGCCGATCCGAGCGTCACGTTCTACGAGGTTCGGTTCTCGGCATCGGGTGATGACCGCTGGAATCTGGCTGTGCCACTCAACGAGCGCGCGCAACCGGGTGTGCAGGTGCCGACTAGGGCCGGCACCTACCTCGTTAAAGCGGGGCGAGCGAACGGATCGCGATCTGCAAACTCTTCGGCGGTTCGATCTAGCATCTCCGCGCTGGACAATCTCAACGTGGTGGAGGTCATCGAAGACACCACGTGGGCGGGCACGGCGGATCGTGTCGAGGTTATGGACGGTGCCCTGCGGCTCGCTCGCCGCGCGCTCATGTCCACGTGGGAAACGCTCGATGCCGTCGTAAACCTTCAGGACGGCGACGGTGACGCAGACACGATCGGCGTCGAGACATCGGGCTACTACTATGTCCCGCGTCTCATCGATCTGGGGTCGATGGCGACAAGCCGGGTGTCGGCACAGATCGAAGCCTTTGGCGAAAGCCTGACCGACACGATGGAGCAATGGCTGCTTCTGTCGGATGTGGCCTCGCTCGACGCCACGGTTCCCGAAGAGTGGGGCGTCGAGCTGGAGGTTTCCACGACCGACGTTGCGCCTTCACTGGCGCAATGGAGCGACTGGCGGCCGGTCACGGTCGGCGATCTGACGGCGCGAGCGATGCAGTTCCGGCTCCGGCTCAAGGCGGCGCAAGTCGGCTCGATCGGCGATGCCTATGCTGTCACGACGCCTGCGGTAACGGCCCTGCGGCTGGTGATCGACATGCCCGACCGTGTGGTCGGGCTTCAGGATGTGCCGGTGCCGGCGGGCGGGCGACGGATCGTCTTCGACCCGCCGTTTCGCGCCACGCCAGCCGTCGCCACAGCGGATCAAGACCTCCAGCCGGGCGATACGTCAACCATCACGAACAAAGGGCCTGACGGCTTCACGATCGCTTTCCGCAACGCTTCCGGTCAGCCGGTGGCGCGGACGGTGGATGTGGTCGCCAAGGGCTATGGGAGCATGACATGACGCAGGCCGATTTCGGCACCATCATACCGAGTCAGACGAGCGGGCCGGCTCTGGCGTCCAAGCTCAACGCCCGCCGGGATGCGGAGGACACCTCGCATTCCGGCTCCACTCGGCCGAGCTACGTCAAGCCGGGCATGGTCTGGCTCGATACGAGCGCGACCCCGTGGGTTTATAAGATGTGGGATGGGCAGCACGACGCCCTTCTGCGCATCATCGACCCATCGACCGGGATCGCCAAGCTGCCCGGTCGCCAGCGGTTCGAGAGTTTCGGGTTCATGGGCCATCCCGACCCGGATCGCTCGGCGCTGGAGGTCTACGGGACGCAGGCCAATGGCGGCATGGCCGCGATCATGCTGCACCGTGAGGGCAGCTTTGCGACCTATTTTGGCCTCAACACGAGCAATGTCCTGGCTTGGGGCGGCTACAGCCAAGGCAACAATCAATATCGCATCTGGGAGGACAAGGCGGCCCCCAAGAGCCTCGCCAGCATCGGCTATCAGGTGCTGCCGTCCGGGCTGATCGTCCAGTGGGGCTCTGTCTCGCTGGCCTCCAGCAACGGTGTGGATCACACGGGTTCGGCGACGTTCCCGACCACGTTCCCGACCGAATGCGCTCAAGTCGTGCTTGGCGGCACGACTGAAACGTCAGCGGGCGACGACCGTCTGTTGGGCAACATGGGCCTGTCCAAGACGCGCAGCACGGTGACGGTCCAGTGCCGCAACAATGTGAGCGCCGGCGCGATCTTCACCAAGGTTCCATATATCGCCGTGGGGTATTGAGCATGATGCAGCGTTTTGCGTGTTTCGACGCAGACGGCCTTCCGGCCTCGTTCTTTTCCTCGGACCTGCACGGCTCCCGCACACGTCCCGTCTACGGCGAGGCGGCCGAGCCGACGCCTGATGATCCCTATCCGCTGCCGCCCGTGATCGGCGAAGAACCCAACCCGGACTGCACTGTGCCTGCGGATGCTGTCGAGATCACGGATGATCAGTGGGCCGAATTCCTGAGCAATCCCGGCTGTCGTCGTTGGGAGAATGGCGCTGTGGTCGCAATCGATCTGCCGCCGCCGACCCTCGTCACTGTGGTGGACGCCATGGTGTTCTGGGAGCGCCTGACGGCGGCGGAAGCGGAGACTGTCGAAGCGACCATGAGCGAACAAGGTGCGCGCAGCCGCAACCTGTTCCAAAAGGCCAAGACCTTCCGCAGCGATCATGAACTCTGGCCGCTGCTGACACAGCTTGCCACCGAACTGTTCGGCGCGGATCGTGCGGCCGAGTTGCTGGCGCCCTCGCGCTGATCTGACCGCGCCACCCGTGAGTCGGGGAATGGTGGCGCGGTCAGATAACGACCGCTGACGGGTCGCCTCGGCGACCATCGTTCGCAAGACTTGCGAAGTCCAGCCCGCGCGGCTGATGCGCATCTCACTCACCCAAAATCATAGGAGGCCAGCCATGGCCGTTTCTCGGGCGCGTCAGAGCGCCAATCGTCGTTCGCTGGCCGGTGCGATCGGGGCGGGCATCATTGCGCCGGGCGGGGGCAGGGCCGGTCGCTACATGATCGCGTCCAGCCGCCACGTCATGGCCGGCGATTGGGGCACGGGCAGCAATGGCTTCACGACCAACAACGACGTGGCCAAATGGGACGGCGGCACCGCTACCGTAAGCTCCAAATATCAATATCGCCGGGTCAAGGTCCGCACATCTCCCTGGGGCGTCCCCCTTACGGAGGCCCGTCACCTCTTCGATAACAGTGCGATGTCGATCTACGGCGTTCGCCCTAGCAAGTTCGCGATTACCATTCAGCGCGCCGAATACCGCGACATGTCGGACAACCTCGTTGAGGTCTGCAAGTTCAACGGCGCGGGAAGCTACACCCTTCAGCCGCTGATCTACGACTTCATCTGGCACGATCCGCTCGCAGGTGCGCTCCTGCCCGATACCGATTATTGGCTGGACCTTTACGATAACTCGCCCGATGGGTCCGCCTTCCCGGTCATGCTCACGCGCTACCTCGCAGGTGAGTGCTCGACCACCGGCAACAGCGACCTTTCGCTGACGACGCCCAACAAGACGCAGGTCTTTACGCCGATCGGCGGCATGTTCGGGCCGAGCTGCTTCCTCGCCAAGGGTTGTCCAGCCGGGCGCGCGGTTGCTCTTCTCATCGGCACGTCAATCGCGGACTACACGACCGACGGCGTGCCCTTCATCAACGATCGCGGCGTGTCCGGCTTCATCCAGAAAGGTCTGAACGCCAACTCGCAGGGCGCGAGGATCGATGTCTTCTCGGCCGCACGCTTCTCGACCAACATGTCAACCGTCTACCAGGACAATCTTGGTGACGGACAGTCCGGCGTGAACGGGCCAACACGCTCCCTGGTGACGCACCTGAAGGCCATCTTCGGCGCGCTCGGCCAGAGTAAGCCGCCCTTCAACGTCGTTGTCAGCGAGCATGGGCGGAACGACGTTAATCGCGGCTTCGCGGCGATGAAGATCGTTGCGACCGCCATGTACAACGCCATCCGGCAGGCATGGCCCGGCATCCCGATCGCCCAGACGACGACCCCGCCGTCCACCAACTTCGGGGGAGCCCCGTCGAACAACACGGCCTGGACGACAGAGGCCGACCAGACAGCCGACGCCAATAACGGCACGACTGGTTCTTGGGCCGACTGGACCGCTTGGGTGCTGGCGGGCGGCGATGGCCTGATCAACGTGTCGATCGATAGCGCAGCGCCGATCCGCAACGGCAGCAAGTGGAAGGAGCAGTCGTTCTCGGCAACGTTCCTAGATGCGGCGGCTCAGAGCCTCGATCTGCGCACGGCAACCGTCCGGCTTTCCGCGCAGGCTCCCGTTGGGGCCACTCTGGTCTTCGAACCGGGCACGGCCAACACCGGCTCTTCGGGGCTCGATTTCCAGCGGAGCTACAACGTACTGACCACGGCGGCCAACGCCAACGGAGGCTTCGACACCACGCTTCGTCCTGCCTCCCGAAGCCCCAGCTTCGCCGACTTCACGAAATCCGGGGGGCCGAGCTATCAGCTCCAGTACGGGCACGCTGCCGGCGCCACCGTCAAGTTGTCGCTCACGAATGACGGCATCCACCCCAATGAGATGGCGCAAGGTTTGATGGCCGCTCAGGTGACGGCGGCAAAGCCCGCCATCGCGTCTCTCGCGGCAGCCTACGAAGCCGCCGCCTGACCCAACCAGCCCGGCCATAGCGCCGGGCTCTTTTGTTTCTGGAGATCCTTATGAGCATACCCAAATCGTGGCTTCCCGCCGCGACGATGGCGCGCGTCATCCTGCATTGGACGGGCGGGGCGCATGTGGCGTCCACCCTCGACCGCCAGCACTATCACCTGATCGTCGAGGGTGACGGCAACCTCGTGCGCGGCGATCTGCCGATCTCGGCCAACCAAGCGCCGATCCGGGGCAACTATGCCGCTCACACGCTCGGCTGCAACTCGGGCTCGATCGGCCTGTCACTGTGCTCCATGGCAGGCGCGACGGAAAGCCCGTTCAATCCCGGCCAGCAACCGACCACGGCCGAGCAATGGAAAGCTGGTGTCGAGATCATCGCGGAGCTGTGCCGGACCTACTCCATCCCGGTCACGCCCGAAACCGTGCTCACCCATGCCGAGGTGCAAGGCAATCTCGGGATCAAACAGCGCGGCAAATGGGACATCGCGCGGCTGGCCTTCGACCCGGCCGTGTTCGGCGCTCGCGTCGTCGGCGATCGGCTCCGGCGCGAGGTTCAAGCGGTGCTGGACGGCAAGCGCGCCGCGCCGGCTGTCTTGGAGCCTGCGGGGCAGCCAAGCGCGCCAGCGGCCAAGGAAATGGAGCTGACGGCTACCGTCACCGCGCCGCGTCTCAACCTGCGCCGCGCACCTGACGGCGAGATCGTCGGATCGCTGCCGCGCGGAGCGCGCCTCGCCGTGCTCGACCACGATCGCGGCTGGAGCGAGGTGCGCACGCCCGCCGGCCATCTCGGCTTCGTCGCCTCCCAATACCTCACCCTCGACGCCTGAAAGGACACGTCATGCCGTTGCCTAAAGATGCCAGCCAGCGCCTCGCGGCCGAAGACCTGGTTGCGCCGCCGATCGCCGCGATCCTCATGGACGCGGCCAAGAACCCAAGCATTTCGCTCGACAGCAAGGACGTGTCTCGCGTCGCTGCCGGCGTCGTGGAAGCCGTCGCGCCGATCGTGCTCAACGCGACCAACAATGAGCCCTGGTATCAGAGCCGCGTCACCTGGGGCGTGATCGTGGCCGGCGTCTGCACGATCGCCAAGCCGCTGATCGGCGAATTGCCCGTCACGGCCGAGCAAACAGCGGACATCGTGTCGGCGCTCACGACGGCCGGGCAGGCGATCGGCTTCGGTCTGACGCTCTACGGCCGGTGGCGAGCGAGACGGCCGATCGGCCAGTGATCGCCGGCAACTCCTGACGAGCCAATGAGCACATCTGGCGAGCGCTCGCATCGCCATCGCATGAGGCGATGAGAATGGAATGGGTTTTGGACTGGGATCGCATCGCCAATCTGTTCGTGGTTCTGACGCCGTTCTTCCTGGCGGTTGGCGCGGGCTGCAAATACCTTTTGGACCGGGCCGAAAGGCGGGACGCAGCTCGCCGGGCGGCCGAGGACGAGCGCCGCTCGGATGAGCGCGACGAAATGAAAGAAGAGCGCGAACGGCTTTACGAGGTCGTTCGTGTGGAGGCCGAACGATCGGCCGCGAATGCGCAGCGGATGCGCGAACTCTACGAAGCCGAACTGGACCGCGCCATCACGCTGCGCTTGGCGCTCGCCGAGGCGGCCCAGCGCGAGGCGCATTTGCAGGAGATCATCATCAACCTGAACGCCAAGGTCGATCGGCTCCAGTCCGAAATCTCGGCTCTCCGGCGCGAGCTGGACGAAGCTTCGCACGTTCGATCCGAAACATAAGAAAGCCCCGCTCTCGGCCAGCAAGCCGGGAGCGGGGCTTTTTGCGTTTCGGGGGTCTGATCATCAGGCGTGTTTAAGGCCTGCCGCCCATAGTGTCGGCATGGAACGCACGATTACCATTCTCCGGCGCTATGCGGACTGGATACGCGCGATCGGGCGCACGGATCGGCGTAACGAGCTGGACGCTGTGCGCGAGCATGTCGAGCGACTGGAGGCGAGGGTGGTTGCCCTTCGGGGTGCGCGTCGCCCGCTTGCGGACCGCGCCGCCCATGCGGCTTGGGTGGCCGCGTCCAAGGGGCAGTCGCCCGATGAAATCGCCTCGGCCGTGCGCAAATCCTTGGAAACTGACTGACGGTCGCACTTGCCGAATCAACTGACGCGTTCTCTATCCGTTCTTATGCCGCGCAGGGACAACATCGGACTGACCCTCAAACAGACCCACGATCTGGGAATGCTGATCCGTGTCCGCTGCAACATGTGCCGGCGGACACGCCACTACCATTCGGCGGACATGATGATGCTCCTCGGCAATATCGAAGTCGACAGCATGATGGGTCGCCTCAAGTGCGAGGGCTGCGGACTCAAGGATGCGACGGAGGTCTACGCCGTCGATCCACCGGCATCCGAGCGCCAGAGTCTCAGAGTGCGGACGTTGACGGCCATCAAGATCATTCGGCGGCCGGTCTGGCGCGAGGACTGAGATCGCTTTCAGAACGCGGCGGAAAACGTTTTTCAGAATGAAGGGTGAGGGCTCTTGCGCAAAGCCACTCACACAGTATCGAAAACAGAGCGCATTCTGAAATTCAGCTGTTTCTGATACTCATTACGCCAGTTCACGCCTTTTGTTTTTTCATGGTTTTTCGGCTTTTTCAGAACGCTCTCAAGATGCGTTCTGGCTTCCCGTATATCATGCGGTCCCGCGGCACTTGACGTTGTGTCGAACGGAGGGGGCAGGCGTTCTCAGCATTATAGCAAGGCAGCCAGCGCCCGAAGCAGACGGGAGCTAGTAGCGAATGTTTTGGTCGTTTTTCGAGCACAAAACCTCCCAGAACTGCAATATATACCCTTGGCAGGGCGCATAGCCTGTCTTGATCGTCTGGTTCATCGGGGCGTAGGAATTACCATAGGCGGTGAACATCAACTCACGCCCTAACCGCCGAATGATCAGAGGGATTGTCCCTGATTGTATTTGGACGATCAGGTCAGCCGGCACGTGATCGCCGGCCGCCATATGCTCCTCAAATGCACCCCTGTCATAGCGCGTGCTTAGCCCTCGATAGGTTGCGCCGACTGTTAGGCCAAGTCCACTTTCACTGTCTAGAAACAGAGCCTGTTGCGGTGGGATATTCGCAACGAAAGTAGCTAGTTCTTGGCCGGCGAGTTGGTCTTCTGCGGTAGCTGGGACCGGACCCCCAAACCCTTGAAAATATCCAGCAATCAGCAACGCAAGAAGTGATCCAATAGTTGTCAAAGCTAGCGCCCTGTCACGGATGGCAAGCGACTCACTTGTTCGACCAAGCAGCCAGAGCCAGGCGAGGCTTGGGAAAAGGAAGTGGTGCCAGTGCCCGCCGGCTTTAGCTGCAAAGATAATATAGGGCAGGCTGAAGACGTGAAGCGCGATAACGGGAACGCGGAATTTGTAGCCTCCCGAGGATTTCAGCAAAGCTATTGTCGGTAGGGCCGTCAGGGCGGCGGAGATCATTGAGTAATACGTTATATTGGTGGCTGGGATTGGGTGATCACGACCAATCGAGAAGATTGCGATCATGTCCCTCAGACTGTCTTGGGTGGCAGCTGCGTAAAGTGCGAGGAGTACGGCAAAGACAGCAACAGAAGACCCCACAATGCTGATGCTGCGTCGGATAGCCCGCCAATCGCTCCGGCCGTCATAGCAGCCCAGAAATGCGGCCAGGATAATCGCTGGCAATGATGTCTGCTTGAAGAACAAGGACAACCCGAACAGCAGCACCGCGATGCTCGCAGCCCGCTTCTCAAGTAAGACGACGAACCCAATGCCCAGCAATAGAACAGCATAAAGGTCCGCGCGTGGCCAGAGCACCGGAAAGAGGCAAGCGAGAAGAGAGGCAGGCACGAGTGGGGTAATGAGCGGAGCCCGTCGCCAAAAGTATGCCGACAAGGTGAGCGCATAAGTAATGCTGCCTAGAGAGCCTATAAAAATCCACAGGTGCGGGACATAGCCGAACACCCGGAAAAAGAGCGCCTGGAGTACGAGGAAGCCCGGTGTGTACTGCATTGCGAGCGCGGGTGCGGAATAAACAGGTTCCCCACGGGTTAGCGCGACTGCCCCAGTCGCCAAGGTTCGTCCAATGATGTCGATCTGATAAGGATGTGCGACTACATAGGCCACATGCACGAGCAATAGGCCGGCTAGCAGGACCGCTAAAAGCCTTAGGATAAGCACGGCAGGAGAAACAGCCCACCGTTGCAGCATGTCTTTCAATCAAGAAATCCTTTGAATGACGAGGACCTACAATTCTGCGCTACCTGACTTGCCGCACAGCTGCAACCGTATGGGAGTCGGCGCGCAGGACTTAGAAGTTACCCCGTGCGACCTCGCTGAGGATGCGCAATCGGGCTCGAACTTGCTGCATCGAGTTCCCCAGATGCGGTTGATGTAGATCCAAGAGACAATCTGACCGACGAACTTTGAGTGAATTCTCTCACTCCCAATTTGGGGACCATGCTGGGACCACGAAAAGCAAAAGGGGCCAGCGGTCGAGCGCTAACCCCTTGTATTTGCTGGTGCCGGCTGCAGGGCTCGAACCCGCGACCCCCTGATTACAAATCATAAGACTTAACGGACGAGCCGTGACCCATCAAAATGTCTAGTTGTTGAATGGAATATTTCTATTCTATACCTGATCAACCCATCGAAAGAAGTATAGCGTGCGTTATACATGCAAAAATCAGCAGTGAAAACGAATATCTAAGGTTTTTGAACTTACTACGGCAGATTTTAGCCAATACTATATTGCTATCTAAATACTCGTTTATCGATGAATATGATTCTGAATTAAGTTGCCGCTGCAATCTTTCTCCCGCGTCTGGCCACGCGCCCCAATAGAAAGCGCTGCCTCCGCTTCTAAATCTAGGGAAGATGACGACAAGTGCGAATATTAGGGTCAAGATAATGGAGATTACGTGTGAAGCACTCACCAGATATTCGAAGTGTGTTTTGTTCGCGTATTGAGATATCTGGAATGCTTTCCGGGCTACCTCTGATGTTACGGTGAGAGCAAGTGCTACCGTAAGAACGTAAGCTGCCTTCTGATCGGCGCTTTTGATTTGATCAAAGAAAATTTTGTTGGCGGTCTCTAAAACCTCAGAAACCGATTGTTCGCTAGTTGCCACTGATGATTCCCTTGTGTGACCCGCTCATGTGATGTATGTCACCAAGATGCTGCGACGGCTAGTTGCACTACACCCCATGCAAATCACCTTCAGAGCGCAAAGTTCTGGCGGTGTTCTCGTTCGCGCGTGGGATTGATTTCCTGAGAAGATGGCGTATATCCAGCGTGGATAACACGGTTGGGTTCCCTCATGTCAAACGTCACGACTGAGCATGTGGGGCAGGTCAGGAAGCCTATTCCTAGCAGCCTATCAAAGGCTGCGGTGCAGGAGTTTGCGGAAAACGCTGCTCGTAACCTGGGCTTTAAGCCGGGCGATGCCATTGAGCCTCTGATAGAGAAGCTCGGTGGGCGCATTGTGTTCTACACCCCCGTGGATGAATTGACTGGTATTCCAGAGTCCATTTCTGTTGAGCCGTCCGGTAAGTTTACGATATATCTAACTAGCCTGACGTCAGCCAAGCGTGACCGGTTTACTATTGCTCACGAGCTAGGGCATTACCTACTGCATTACCCACTCGTTGCTAATAGGTGGCATGGCTCTAGAATGGTCGCTACCCGTTGGGTAGATGAGTCGGATGATCAGCAACGGCGTGGCGAATGGGAGGCGAATTGGTTTGCTGCTTCTTTTTTGATGCCTGCAAAGGCTTTCCAGGATGCTGTTAGGATCTACGAAGGAAACTTATCAGTTGTTGCGTTAATGTTTGGTGTTAGTGAGAAGGCTGCGGAGGTTCGCGCTAGAAGCTTAGAGCTTGCATAG